GTGATCGGCCTCCCCCTTTTTTATGCTTTTTCGTTATGTTCTTATAACAAAATAGTCTAAAAAACCTCAAAAAAGTGTTGACGATGTTCCGAAATCATGAGACAATTACCCTGTAATTGAGAGAGGAGAGTTGTGATGTCAGAAGTCTTTACTTTGCCCCCCATGAGCGAGCGTCCTGTCTGCTCGGTTCCCGGCTGTGGTCGTACTGCTCAACCGTCAGGTAAGCGTGGTGAGATCCGCTGGCGGCGTCCCAAGTGGATGAAAGAACAGTTTCCTGAGTCTGAGGGCTATGCTTGTAACAAGCACCACTCAATCAAGCACGGTCTCGGTGGCTGGGAATACAAGATCCACCGTAAAGATTACTGTGAGAATGTCGATGGTCGACTCGGCTTTACTTGCACCACTAACATCGTCGATCCCGAATGGCAGTTAGACGCTGACCACATCAACGGTGATCCGTCTGTCAACACTGCTGACAACATTCAAACCCTTTGCAAGTGCTGTCACGCCATCAAGACCCGTGATTCACGTGACTACGCTACTGCTGGTCGTAAAACTTTAGGAGTTGCTTAATATGGGTATTATCGTTAACGTAAAAACTGGTGAGTTCGTCGCTACTGGCGACATCGGCAATCTTGCCGAAACTCTCATGGTGTTGAGCGAGATGGGTCGCGCAGATGATCTGCGCATCTATCCCGAGGATGAGGCTTACGCCGAGTTCTAATATACGCAAAAGTGCGTATTCAGATTCAACTTAATTTTTTATAAATACTCTCGTAATATATTATTATTTACGGGAGTTTATTTATATGCGTTACATGATTTTCTTTAGTATGGCGATGCTTTCATTCGCAACTTTTGCACAAGAAGCAGAACCAATTGATGACGTGATTCGAACTGAAGCAGTAACAACGAGTACGGTAATTACGGAGGGAAAAACTGAGACAACACTTAAGTCACCACCCGCTAGTGCGATCTCGCCTACCATAAATACTTCAAACTCGGATCTTTGTACGTTCGGTGTTGCGGGTGCTGTACAGACTCAAATTCTGGGTATCTCTACAGGCACACAAATCACGGACGAAAACTGTGAAAGATTGAAGAATGCTAAGACCTTGTACGACATGGGTATGAAAGTTGCAGCCGTATCTGTTATGTGTCAAGACCGTCGAGTTTTCGACGCCATGATGAATGCGGGCACACCGTGTCCTTATGACGGTCTTATAGGTCCTGAAGCGAAAGCGGCATGGGAAGTAAACCCGGAACTAAAACCGGGCGAGACGAAAGAAGGAGAAATGGACAATGGTACTAAAACAGCAATTGCTGGCGGCGGGCTTCTTGCTTTGCTTGCCCTTCTACTCGTCCTTTAGTCACGCACAGACAGAGGTTGTTTATGGTGTCACAAACAACGCCGCAAATTCTGGTTTAGCATGGGTCATGACCAACGTACTGCCTCAGCAAGCAGGCTTGACGGTGGGCAACGTAATTTATCAGTACACTACAGTAAAGAACGCCGAAGACGACATGCTGGTTCACGTACAGAACGAAGACGCACAAGGCAATGGCTATATCTTCCGTGAGACCGATGATTGGTCTGGACTGCCTGGTAACACTATCAACAAAGCAGTATCAGTGGGTGGCATTCCGATCAATCGATGGGGTCCTGGCTCTATCGAAGTAGAAGGCGAAGGCAAAGTCACCGATCCCTCTGTCATCTACACGTATCAGTACGACCCGTGTTTCGATCCTCAAACAAATCCACAGTGTCCGGGCTACAAGGATCCCTTTGATCTGACGCTACAACAGCCCGAAGTGTATGATCCTTTAGACGATCAATTTATTCAAGACGAACTGGATCGCAAGGCTACACTCAAAGACGAAGACCAAGAAGATCGAGATCGTAGAAAAGTAAAATCGAAAGAGGTCGCAAAAGAGACTTTAGAAAAATTGCTTGGTGACGTAAACAGTTCCGCACTTGCGGTTGCAAATCAGAACAAGCATTTAGAATTGATGGCACTAAGTTTTATGCCAACGACATATTATGAAACCATACCCGGTGGTGAGTACAAAGAAGCAGTGACTTTGGTAGATGCTGAATTGCCCGACAACAAAAAAGGTCGAAGGCAACAGTTCGCTCAGGAAGTGCTTCATGAGAAATTGGTTGATTCACAGTATGAGAACCGATAGAGTAATAAAAAGGAGAACGTAATGTTCAAGAAAATTGGTGCGGCAATTTTAGCCGTTTTTGCAACTCATGCTGTCGCTGAAGATGTAAACATTACAGGTACAGTGGAGTCTAAGTGTCTCGTGGTAACAGACACAGCAGGCATTTATGGCAACCCTACGCCAAATGTTCTGACAACAACACGTGCTGATGGCGGTGTTATGCCTATTGTTCGTTATGACGTGATCATTGCAAATCACTATAAAGCCCGTATCACTCATCCGAATTCGTTTTCAGAAGCTCCTTCGTTATCTGATGTGGTAACATGGACAGGTGACACTTCAGTGGCAGAAGTCTCTGACGCTGGAATGTCTGCTTATGATACTGACAAAATTGAATTCGACAACGTGACAGAGATTGCACTGACGATTGCTGGTTCTACTTGGTTTCAAGTACAATCAGAGGCTGATTATGGCTACGACAAGGCTTTCCCTGCAGGAACTTATCGTACAATTGTCACTGCTGAGTGTATCGCCATATAAATAACATGAGAACATTTTTCGTTATTGCTTTATTGGTATTGCTGAGTGGGCAGGCGACTGCCCACCAGTTTACACCAACATATCCAAAGTTGAAGCCTTCGTTTGTTCCAGGTGTACTCGTAGCAGAGATGGACCTGTTTAACGGTAGAACGGATGTAGAATACTACGGAATCGAAGTGTTTGATGCTGATTGGAATAAAGTCGCGTTTGCAACCGAGGCAAAAATTCTTAGATTAAAGCATCTAGATAGTACAAAGGTGAACATTTATATTCGTGAAAAGGATCGCAATAAAGCGGTTTATATTTGTTCTGTATCGAAATTGTTAGGCGAAGGATCGAGTCTAACAATGGTTGCATCTAAAATATGTTCTAAAATAAAATGACAAGATTTAAATTTATATTATTCATTACACTGTATTTCGTTATTGGTTTTTGGGCTGGTGCCGCGTATGGTCAATCGAGTTCTCTGAACTTAGCCATACCTCAGACATCTCCTAATTTCCAGACTGATAGAATTAGAGCGGGTGACATTGAATGCTCTATGGCTATTGGGTCTTCTACGAACGTAGAATTTGGCGTTGTGGGAATTATGAATCAAGAGGATCCGTTGTTCAATCTTGCGCAACAAGATCCGTCGTTTCGATATAACAATGATCAGTTTTTACGGGATGTTGGTGTGTACGGAAGAATTACAATTCCAATTGGCGCACCAAAAGAAAGGCTCAACTGCAACGTTCTATATCAGTTGGAGTTAGAGAAAAAGAGGCTTGAAGTCATGAGACTTCGACAAGAGATTGAAAATTTAAGGGCACTGAAGTTCGAAGAAAATTAAGGAATAATCATGGTAGAAATAGCCGCGGCATTGTCGATGGCTGGTTCTGCATATAACATGATAAAGAATGCAGTTGAGAAGGGACAAGAAGTACAAGACTTGTACGGAGTATTTTCGAAATTTTTTGATGCGAAGGAACATGTAGCAGAAGCGGCAATCGCAAATAGTAACCCGTCACTAACAAGCAAATTGTTTTCGGGTAAAAGTGTAGAGGCTCAGGCACTAGAAGTGACTGCGGCTAGACATAAGATGATGCAACTTGAAAAGGAGTTGCGCGAATTCTTAATCTATACTGGTCAACAACAGTTCTATGAAGATATGATGAAAGAGCGTAGAGTAATCCGCCAGCAACGTATCGCCTTAGCCAAAAAGAAAGCAGAACAAAAAGCACTCATGATTGATCTTGCAATAGGCGGCGCCGCCATTATTGTGGGAATCGTTGTCATTACAGGTCTTGTGGTAGCGGTGTCATCATGAGAAGAGGAAAGAAACATGATTTCAGAGAGTATATTGACATTCGCATATCTCAACTTGCGTCTGACATGCTCAAGGCGAAACACGAATACGACAAGCAATGGTACAACCGCATAATTCAGGAGTTGAGTTGGGTTAGATCACAAGATCACAATTGCTATATGGAGCACATTACAGATGAAGACTACCGTAAGTTGTAACGATCTTGGTGTGAAAACATATACGGTATATGATGAGAACAACAAAATAATAATCAGAACCACTTGCAGAAAAGTGGCGGAAGGAATTCTAAATGGCAGATAAAGATTTAGGAGATACCCTAGACAATATCGAAGAGGGAGTAGAAAATCTTAAGAACACTAAGATGAAGTTGTTTGGCATCACCATGACGCCGACAACAATCAGTGCGGCATTTGCACTTGTGACTGCTGTACTTGGTTCTCTCTACGGCGGCTTTGAGACATACAAAGCGTTCCAAGAAATGGCTGAGAAACTTGAAGTCTTGGACTTGGAGGCTGTCGAAGCCCGAAACGTAGCCATCGAGCGCAAACTAGACGATGCGATTGAGTATACACGAGACATCAAGAACAGTCTCAAAGACGATATTATACGCATTGAGCAAGTCACTGAGCGTACCAGCAATCGGATGAAAACCGTACAAGATGAAATTGACCAGCGCCTGAGACAGGTATCTGATCTGAGCCGAGAAACGGAGAAAGATGTCAGAGATAGCCTGAGAGAAGTCGAAGATAGAATCGACAACAAGATGGAGAAGCTGGATGAAGACCTTAGAGATACTTTGCAAAAAGCACTTGACAACCCTTTGTCTGACTAGTATAATGCTTTAAATACGTTTTCGTACTCTACCACGATACCAAAACGGGATGTACCACCATGGTTGACGGCGAGGTAATGGCACAGTAAATTCCCAAGTAACACCGTCTTGGTCAGTCCAACTATTATGGAATCCCCACCAGGTGTCACTTTTATGCCAATTGATTCGACCACCATGATATAAGCGTTGGCGAACAACCCATACTAGGCAATTACTTTTGAAACTTTTTTTCATAGAATTATTTATCGGATGAATCTTAAAGTAATATTAAGACTCAAGAGGGAGGACAAATAATGGCAGGTGGCACTGCTCGCTTATAACCAAAAGTTCAAAAAAGTGCAAAATTCACACAAAATAATCTAAGAAAAGTGTTGACAAATCTCCAGATCCTGCGATAATTACTATGTAATTTGAGATGAGGTGTTGTTATGGTTCGTTTGATTGGTCGTCGAGTTCAGATGGTTTGTGGTGCTATGCATCCTGTCGAAGAGGGTGTTGTCTACGCTGACAAGCCTGAGTCTGTCTGGGTTCGTTTCGAAGATGGCTCTAAGCAGTTCTTCGCCAAGTGGCGGTTGCTCTGCAACGAGCGCAGTGAGATTGATGTGATCAATGCGCCGATCGGTGTCTATTTAATTCGGGAGAATGTGTAATGAGTCAGTCTTTTTTAGTTCAACAGGTTTGCAATGTCTACCGCATTTCTTTTCGTCCAAACGATCCAGTCATCACTGAAGATGATGTGATCGAGTTTGTGACTTACTGTTTGGATTTCTATGGTCACGGTGGTATCTACGACTACGGGTTTTCTTTCGAAGAAGTTTGTGAAGGCTTGATCAAGCGATTCGCATATCGTCCTAGTGTTGACTTTGACGGTGACACTGTTGATCGTGAGTATGTCCGTGACATGGTGTTTGAGATTCGTGCTCGACAGGAGGTGGCGTAATGTATAGAGACCATAAAGAAATTCCAGCCAAGTATCGTCGAGTCATTCTTGACGAGGTTCTTGAGAAACGTGTCGCTAAGGTGCCACTTTCTACATGTAATGAAATCATCGCCGAGTATCTCCGCGAAGAAGAAGAGATGGAATCGCTGAAAGATTTTGAAGTGGTTGTGTCTAAGAACGGTGCACAACGAGTGCAAAATTTTAAAGATGTTGAGTCGGCTTTTGTTGCATTAGACCGTGAAATAGGTTATGATGAACCAGACAGTAAAGTTATTGCTGTCATAAAGCAAGCCGATCGAATCATCAAGGCTTATGTGAAAGGAAAGTATATTAATGGAAGCCGAAGCATCTACGACCTCGATTGAATTCGCACGTGAGTTCGCTCGCACAGCGCACGAGGGTCAAGTTCGAAAGTACACTGGCGAGCCTTACGTTGAACACGTATACGCTGTCGCTGACATGGTAGCGGCTCACACTAATGACGAAGCCGCAATCATCGCCGCAATTCTACATGACACTGTTGAAGACACCGCAGTCAGTATTGAGACAATTCAAGAAACGTTTGGTGACACTGTTGCTGAGTACGTTTGGTATTTGACTAAGCCTCCTGCGTTCGTCGGTAATCGAGCGAAGCGAAAGGCTCTTGATCGAGCGCGACTGAAAGAAGCGCCTGAGATTGTACGCTTCATCAAAGTGATGGACATCTGGCACAATTCTACCAGTATTCGCGAATTCGATAAGAAGTTTTACGAGACGTTCCGTGAAGAAGTTCGTGATCTACTATATATCATGAACGCATTGATTGTTGTGAATCAAATTGCTGGTGATGAGTTTGGTTACAACGAATTTGTACCTTGGTTTGGAGACCTTTGATATGTTGAATGTTTTTAGAATGGACGCTTTACCCGATGATGTTGCTATTAGCGCAATCGGTTCTTTTGATGATCGTATCAATATTCGACCTCTGTACGAATTCGTAAAGATTCAAGCAAAGTCAATTGCAAAAGAATATCCTCGTGCCCTCGTTGATATGGGTGAGCAGAATGGATACCCTCATGCATCGATTTATGTCGATGATAAAATCAAACATCAAATTGTTTGTGAATTTGGAAACTAAAAATGATAACAAAATTTCTTTGGCGGGCTCTCGGTTTACTGTTCGTAGGGTGTGCTTATATTGGTGCGATTGTGCCGGGCATCCCTACAACAGTCTTTTTGGTTCTAGCACTATGGTGCTTTAGTAAAAGTTCAGAGAAACTTCGTCTCTGGATCTGGGAGCATCCTGTCTTCGGCAAGTATGTTCGCGACTGGACTGAAAAGAAAATTTATCCTACACGTGCCAAATGGATTATGTTTGGTTGCTGTGCCCTTAGTTATGCGTGGCTACTAGCGATTCCTTTGAGCAATGCAGGATTGATTAGTGTTGGTCTGTTTATGCTCTTCTGGTTGGTTTGGGCTTGGAGATATCCTGGCTCTGAAGATGAGTATCAGTACCGAGTAGATAATGGTAAACGAGTAGGATGGCTAAAATAACTGAATGTAACTACCAAGTATGTGTGGTGTGTGAAAAGAAGTTTAGAGTAGTCATCCATCACCCTTCAGTTGTATACTGTTCATATGAGTGTGCGGAGAAACATGCAAAACGATCTGAAAAGAACTAGCGTAATTCGTCAAGTGCCAGTTCGTGGCAAGAAAAAAGACTCAGACGGTCCTGATGTGATGTACGTAGTCGATCTCTGGGAAAATGATGTACTAGTGGAAAAGAGAGAGTTGCCTGGCTATAACGTCTACTATGCCAAAGACGTAGCCGAAAACTGGGAAAACGGCATCATTCAAATCTCCGAGTAGTTCAGTCTGGTTAGAATACATGCTTTGGGAGCATGGGGTCGTAGGTTCGAATCCTACCTCGGAGACCAATTAGCCGGATTAGTATAATGGTATTACAGTTGACTTGTAATCATCTGACGGGAGTTCGATTCTCTCATCCGGCACCATGTCCTCGTGGCGCAATTGGATAGCGCAACAGCCTTCTAAGCTGTGGGTTATAGGTTCGAATCCTATCGGGGGCACCAATTCTTATAAATAAATGCAAATTACTTGAGTTTGCATTCATGACGCTAAACGATATTGAAAACACGCTAAAGGGAGTCGGTTACACGCTGAAGCGAGTGACCGGTTCTCGTGTTGCTATTGTCACCGATAAGCGACAAGCCGCTATCGATCACGTCATGGAGATATTCAAAAACAACAGACCGGAGGTTGTAAAAGACGCACCTGCTCTGCGCATATCGTCACTGGGTGTTGTTAAGATAGACCGCTTTCAAGTCATCGCAAAGCCTGCTTCAAAGAATGTTTTGAAAGCAGAACAAGAAGCGACCGAGACTCTGATCAAGTTGATTAGAGACGCATGTGATCAAGAAGGTAAAGCGATTGACATTAACATTGGTCGCTATAAACTTGCTAGTTGCGACAACGCAGGAGCAGATCAGATCAAGGGCGATCCAAAGGCTGACATTGCCATCATCAACAACAAAGGCGTCGAAGTAGGATTTATCTCGCACAAGAAAGAAGGTGGTGCGAAAGCGTTTCAGCAGTACGGCGGTATTTCAAGCAGTGCAGGTAGTAACATCTACAACGATAAAATTGTAAAAGACTTTGTAACAGACCTAAAAAAAACTATGCAGACAACGTTTGGTGATAATCGAGCGAAGTCTGGCTTTAGTGCGTTTCGATATGTTCCAAATACACGTGCGGGACAGCAGTTAGTGTCTCGCTCGGTTTATGGTCCTGACTGGGCAGAAGGGCGCAAATTCAATCGACAAAGCGTACACTGCATCGGACAAGGCACACCTATTCTTACCAGACAACCTAACGGCTCATATACGTTAACATTTTCTGAGTCTACTCATTACGCTAACGAATATGGCTGGGCGTTTCAAGGCGACTACAAAGCCGTGCTTGCTGTAACGTATCGTGCAGGTCGAAAGGTTGAAAATGGTGATGTCACACTTCTAGACGTACGAGGCGGTATCTATCCTTATGACTTCATCAAATCAAGAAATAAGATAGAGATATAATAAATAACAACAACGAAGGATATCGATAACCATGACTTGGAGAAGAATACCCGGCAATCCATATTGGGAATTCAATGACGAAACTGTCAATGCCAAATATGAGAATATGAATGTCGTTGCGGGCGTTAGAACTGATGGAATTAATCAGATTTACGCACGTGTTCGCCGTGTCGGAGATCCAATCAACGCAAATCGTGGTGAGATTGTGGCTACGTTTCACAATGCAAATGCAGGTGTTATTGGTGTTCAGCCGTCTTCGTTTTATCTAAGTCAACCAGAAGCTACCGTACCTTTCATTTTAAGTAACGGGGACGCAATGATAACCGCAGATGGACTTACGTTTACAGTTTTAGAACAATAGGGGCTAAAAATGGCTAACTACAATTCAATATACACAGGGGCTGAGGTAGACTCTGCTTTGGGTAAAGCCAATACAGCTCTGCAACCAAACACCGAAATTAGTGTAAACAATATTACAACGACAGGTTACATAAGAGGACCAAGCACTTTTGTAATTGATCCTGCTGTCCATGGAGACAGTTCGGGAACTCTAACAATTTTGGGTAATCTTCAAGTTGATGGCACGACAACTACGATTAATAGTACAACCGTTGAAGTTGATGATAAAAATATTGTTCTAGCAAATGGTGCGATTAACGCATCGGCAGCGGATGGTGCAGGTATTACAGTCGATGGTGCTTCTGCTACGTTGATCTATAATTCAATACCAGACGCTTGGTCGTTTAATAAAAAATTGTTGGTTGGGAAAAATTCATCAAGCATCACAACTGCTGGAACTGAAATAACAAGCTCCTCACTACTTCAATCTGTATCTGATACTTCAACAAATCTTGCCACAAATGGCGGCGCTGTACTCAATCTATGCAACACCTCGGCTACTGACGGTAACTTTTCAAACATAGGTGGGTACAACAGTAATGGTTTAGTTGTATCTCAAATGAACTTTATTAATTTAAACCACGCAAGCAGAACAGGTGCTATTACTTTTTCTACGCATAACGGCTCAAGTATGCCAGAGCGCATGCGTATCGACGCCAGCGGCAATGTGCTGGTTGGGAAGGATACAACTGCCATTGAAACCGTTGGTATTGATTTCCTCGCCACAGGAAGAATTATAGCGACAGCGGATGGAGATGATGTTGCAGTATTCAATCGCAAAACTTCGGACGGCGACATTGCAGTATTTAAAAAAGACGGCATCACTGCGGGAAGTATTGGTGTTGCCTCTGGCCCTGTTTCGTACATCGTACTTAATAATACCGTAACTGATAATGTAGCTGGGTTAAAAGGCGCTAGTGGGGCGATTTTGCCTTCGACAAGTACAGGTGCTGACAAAGACGGAACTATGGATTTAGGCTCTAGTGGTGCTCGCTTTGAGAACCTTTATCTTTCAGGTGACGTTATACAAGGAAGTACTGCCGCAGGATTCATTAATTTTAACACAGGTCAGCAGACCGTTTCCACTGGCCAATCTGTGCAAACAAATTTGTTCGATAGGACTACTACAGGCACAGCGGCGACAGGCACTGTATACGTAGCTTGTGAAAATTCTGGACAAGACGTTTTGTTTGGATACATTATTGATTTCTTCTATAGCAACAGTACTCTGACTACAACAGCGAGAGAAACAGGAAATAGCCAAGGTACAACAACGTGTACTGTACAAGAAAATGGCACAGCTATTTCTGTAACAGTTGATTACGTCGGCGGTCTTGGTGGCAATATTCGATTTAATGCAGGAGGTCAAGCTTCTGTCTTCAACTACACTTAAAGAATAATAAGGTAAAAATCTAATGGCAGCATCACATTACATTGACGATTTTCAATTGAATGTCGCAAGAGGTTTGGTTTTAAATACCAGTGTTCGTAATATTTTTGGAACAACTGGTGCAAGTGCAAATATTGTCACCGGTGGATTCAGAACGCCTTGGGAAGAAGCTAGTGATTATACTTTTCCCGGCTCTGCCTTAACCATGTCAGTTGTCAGTAGTGATGCTGGTGATACAGCGGTTCTGTTACTTTTAGTCGGATTAGATGCTGATTATGCTGAGATATCTGAAACTTTGACAGTCAACGGAACAACACCTGTTACTACGACTAAACAGTTTTTTAGAATTAATGATGCTGTAGTTCTGGCAGGTAATGCTGTAGGAAATATTACAATATCGAATACTGGTGTCACATACGCAAAAATTCTTGCGGGAAATGGTAGAGATCAAAAAGCGGTATACACGGTGCCTGCAGGACACTGTTTCTATCTGACTCGTATCGATGCATTCTGTACGGATGCGAACGGCGGTAAAGCGGCTCGATTCAGAAACTTTTTGGCGTCTTCAAATGGACGAGAACTCAGAGTCGCAGATACAACTTTTTTTGAAAACATGAATATTCTAAGGCAAAGTCCGTTTAAGTATGGGGAAAGAACTGATATTAAAATGCAGTTAATATCTTTATCAGGCTCTGTAAACGGTTCTGTATTTGCTGAAGGCATCTTGATTAATGAATAATTTTTTAGATTACATCACTGAGCAGAAAAACACTCACATGACTCACATTGAGGATAAGGTGCTGTACGGTGGTGTCGATGGGACTCGGCAAGCGATCTTCGCTCTGCGTGATCTTCGGAACATGCTTGGTGGTAAGAAAGAGGGTCGAGTGTCCATGAAGTGGGACGGAGCGCCAGCTATCTTTGCTGGCACTGATCCACGTGATGGTAAATTCTTTGTAGCGAAGAAAGGAATCTTCAATAAAAATCCGAAGGTCTACAAGACTGAGGCTGATGTCGATGCAGACACTTCAGGCGACCTTGCAACTAAGCTAAAGGATGCACTACGATATTTACCCGCATTAGGGATTGAAGGCGTGATCCAAGGAGATTTTCTCTTTGGGCAAGGTGATGTTCAACGAGAAACAATCGATGGAGAATCCTATGTTACGTTTCACCCTAATACTCTTGTATATGCTATTCCCGTTAAAATGGCTTCTGCTGTTCTAAACGCTAAAATCGGGATTGTATGGCATACTACATATACAGGCAATAGCTTCGAAACGATGCGAGCATCGTACGGAGTTGATGTAAGTAAATTGAATCCATCCACTAAAGTATGGTCACAGGATGCAATGCTACGTGACGTTCGCAATGCGACTTTGACTAAACGAGAAACGGAGCAAATAAATGAATATCTTTCGCAAATTGGTAAATTGTTTAACGGGATCTCGGGCACAACCCTCAGAGCCCTCGAAGCCAACCAGTCCCTCGCCCAGCACATCGAGCAGTTCAACAACACCTACGTCCGAGCCGGAAGTCAAATCAAAGACACCCGAGCCCACACCGAAAAGCTCATCCGCTGGATCAAAAACAAGTACCAGAAAGAGATCGACAGCCGCAAAACCCCGCGCGGCAAAGCCACGCAAAAAGCGAAGCTCGACGACCTCCTCAAGTTCTTCAGCAACAAAAACAAAGTAAACTTAGTTAAGATGTTTGAACTACAAAAATTAATTGTAGTTGTCAAACTAAAACTTATAAATAAGTTAAACAGACTCAGTAGTCTTGAAACTTTTGTTAAAACTCGCAACGGGTTCAAGACTACTGGTCAAGAAGGTTATGTAGCAATTGACACACTTGGTGGTGACGCAGTGAAATTGGTTGATAGGCTAGAGTTTAGCTATAACAACTTTTCACCCGATATATTAAAGGGATGGGACAAACCAACGAGAAACTAGTATGTTAAGTTTTAAAGATTTTCTAACAGTTGACTACACGCCTGGCATGCCAGAAGAAATCTCATACGCCGCTATGAAGCGTAAGAGAGGACGTATTGGCGAAGACGTAGACGAAGCGTTGAACTTTCAACAGCGCCGTGCACGTGCCAGAGCGATGAAGAAGAATAAAGCAAAGATTGCTATGGGCAGAAGGAGAGCGGCTAGAAAAGCGGCTGATCCTAAGCGTCTTATGAAACGCGCCCGCAAAGCCGCAATCAACACCCTGTTCAAGAAACTAGCAAAGGGTCAGTCTCGATCTGATTTGCCCGCTGGTCGTCGCCAAGAAATTGAAAAGCGCATCGAAAAGATGAAGCCGAGAGTCGATAAGATTGCTCGCAAGATGTTGCCTCAGATTCGTAAATTGGAAAAAGAACGCAGAATGGGTGGTTCAGACAAGAAATGAGTTTTCCGTCTTTTAAAGACTATCTCGTTGAAGAACAACGCGAGGTATTTTTCACATTCGGCAGAATGAATCCGCCGACTATTGGTCATGGCAAACTAATGAAAGTCATGGCTACAAAAGCGGGCAAGAATCCCTACAAAGTTTACTTGTCACAGTCAAGTGATGCTAAAAAGAATCCTCTCACTTACGAACAGAAAATTAAGCACGTTCGTAAGATGTTCCCAAAACACGCACGTAACGTAATCATGGATAAGAAACTTCGAAACGTATTCGAAGTCGCGACTAGTCTCTACGATCAAGGCTTTAATCGCATTACCATGGTTGTCGGTGCTGACCGTATTACCGAATTCAAAACACTCCTAGAAAAGTACAACGGTGAGAAAGCGCGACATGGTTTCTATAACTTTGAGCGTATCACTGTAGTTTCTGCTGGTGAGCGAGATCCAGATGCCGATGACGTGACAGGCATGTCTGCATCAAAGCAACGTGAAAATGCTAAGAATAATGATTTCACAACGTTCGCACAAGGTGTGCCATCTACGATGAGTAGCCGTGACGCGAAGAAACTGTTTAATGATGTGCGCTCTGGCATGGGCTTAAAAGAAATGACTCAGTTCAAGAATCACGTTGAACTTAAGCCCGTATCTGACATGCGAGAAAAATTTGTTGAAGGAGAACTATTTAATGAAGGAGATCAAGTCATCGTTAAAGAGACTGGTGAAATGGGTCGAGTATCGCGCCTTGGTACCAATTACCTTATTCTCGATATGGCTGATGGCAGTTTCTCTCGCAGATGGATTACGGACGTTGAATTAATCGATGAAGCAGGTTGGGGTGGCAGTGGTATCATGCGGGATCTCATGCCTGGAGTTGATGCTTTCCTTGATCGAACAATCAACAAGAAGAAGTACAAGTTTGCTGTACGTACGTTCCTAGACTTGCGTAAAAAGAATCCAGGCGATGCTAGAAACAATCTGATCAAAACTGCTAAGATGACCGACACTGACGTTCGCACACTTGACAAGATGTTTCGACAGATGGTTAAGAAAGGCGTCATGCCTAAGCATCTTGTTAACTATCAGCCAACGTTTGCTGAAGAGAAGACAGACGATTGGTACAAAGATCAGCCCGAATGGGGCACCCCCGCCGCTACTAAGAAAGCAAAAAAGAATATCGCTGGTCAAGAAAAAGCTGACGTAAAAGAAGTGCGCGGTGACGAAGTAGATGCGGCAATGAAGCGTATCTCATTTGACAAGAGACAAGATCGACTACAGAATCGTCGAGAGCGTGACCGCAAAGAGCGCGAGTACGATAAAGTGCTTGATCGTGCGCGACTTGCTAGGGCTCGTCGAAAGAATAATCAAACGAACCGAGTTGTATAAATAAACGTATTACTTTAATAAGGGTTTTCTTCAGTGAAAAAATTCTCAGAACTACCGGAAAAACTTAAGAAAGACAAGGATGACCCTTGTTGGAAAGGTTACGTGCAAGTAGGCATGAAAAAGAAAAACGGCAAAGAAGTGCCTAACTGTGTGCCTAAAGAAAGCACGAACGAAAAGTTCGATGTTAAGTATGCTAAGTCCAAGCGCGGACCTATCAGTGTTCGCTCATTCGATTCTGCGAATGATGCCAAGAAGTTTCTTGATAGCATGAGAAAGCAAGGTTTTAACGGTATTATCTCTAAGAAAGGTCAACCCGTATCGATGCAACGCATGAAAGACATGCAAAAGGAGTCGGTTGACGAAGCGATGTCATTGGCTGACATTCGCCGTAAGAAAGAGCGTGAAGATAGACGTAAGAGAGATCATGGTGACGAAACTCAACATCAAAGAATGATGCGTAAAGTCTATGGCAATATGATGGGTGGTCTTAAGAAAGAAGAAGTCGAGGGGATTGATGAAGACTACATGAAGTCCAATCAGCATCCTATGGATCGTTCAGATGCGCATCACACGCAAGCAACTTATCACACGCAACAAGCGGCGCAGGCAAAGAAAGCGGGAGATAATGTCGCACATGGGCAACATAGAAATGCCGCAAGACATCATACAGCCGCTGGCGATGCTTGGGCGCGTCATGCCACGAAAGTAAAGAAGGGGATGAATGTTTCTCCTCCGCATCAGATGTCGAAGGTTGCACATTCTTCTACTCAGAACGCGCACGGGCAAAATGAAGAAGTAGGCATCAACGAAGCGCCGGGCAAATACAGTAGACGCGGCGACAAAGAAATGTATCAATGGGGTGATATTAATCAAGCATTAATGGCTGTAGGTATGAGGACAGCGCAAATTGCTAATGTTCTGACTAAGCTTTCACAGAAAGAAGTGGGTGTTAAAGAAGATTTAGATGAAGCAGTGAATTACTTCAATGTCGCAAAAGCATTTGATGACTATGCAAAGAAACATGGCGGCATCGACAAGAAAGACTTTATGAAGGTCGGTGCGTTTGTTCGTCAACTTGGTAGAGAGTCTGACGTAAACAAGCAAGACAAGACGTTCATGGCGATGAAGAAGTACATTAGTGCTATGGACACTGATCCTCGCGATGGCGTAATTCAGATATTCCAAAAACATGGCATGTGGAAGAATGGTCGTATCATGCGCGAAGGTCTTGAAGAAAAGGCTGTATCAAAAGCACAGCAGAAGTTTTTTGGCATGGTGCGAGCAAAGCAGAAGGGCGAGATGGACGATGCATCTCCTGAAGTAGCAAAAGCCGCTAAGTCTATGTCAAAGAAAGACGTAAAAGATTTTGCGAAGACCAAGCACAAAGGTCTGCCTGACAAAGTTGATGAAGTCAACAAAGCACACAACACGATGTTTAAAGCCGCGTTCAGAAAGAAAGAAGCAGAACGTGAAAAAGCTGAAAGAGAGAAGCGACTAAGAGCTAAGGGCTGGGTCAGAAATGATCGTGGCGGTATGTCAAAGGTCAAAGAGTCGACCGAACTAACTGAATTCTCTGATGCTCAGTTGCAACAACTCAAGAAGGCTTATGCTGATCTTGAGAAGATCAATGTAACTTCTCCTACTTACAAAAAGCTGAAAGCTATGATTGCGCGTATGGACAAAGGCGCACTTGAGAAAGTTGCTCGTGCAAAAATTAGATTCGTGTCTCAGATTGCGGCACGTGAACTCGCCGCTAAAGGCGTTAAGTTGAAAGCTGGCGAGTACATGGAATCTGTTCAAGAAGGTGTCATTGACGATTACAATGCATTAAAAGCAAAGGGCAAGTCTGACTCTGCCGCAATTGATATCATGATGTCTATGGCGAAGTATAGAAATATGACTCGTGATCAATTATCAAAGAAAGTCGGTGATGCTCGCAGAAAAGGAATTTTCAAGCGATGAAATCATTTAAAAATTTCATTGAAGCCCGAGGTTCGAATTACGAAGTCTATCACAAAGACTTCTCTACTGCTGTGCAATACGCAAAGAAAGAAGTAGAAAAGAAAGGCTACGAGATTGACGATGACGAATGGTTCCGTAAAGTCGCATCGGGTCCTCGTAAGCCATCAAAGGGCAAGACTAACTCATACAACATCGAACTGACCAAGGGTGGCAAGCCTACCCGTCAAAGACTGCATATGCAAGTGTTTGGCATGGACAGTGGCAAGTATGAACTGAACATGTATGTGAGCTAATGTTATGAAAACGTTTAAGAACCTAAGACTGCGAGAAGAAAAAGACCCCAACGAATACGACAAAGAAGGGGAGATGGCAAAGACTCAACTCAAGACCATTGTGCGGAATGCACAAGACTTGATGAAGATGTTGGGCGACGATGACAACTTGCCAGAATGGGTTCAGAACAAGATTACAAAAGCCAACGACTATCTTGATAGTGCAACTGACTATCTAAAGTCGAATGGAGAGGACGATGAAGAAGTTTAAGGAACATCGTGCAGACGAAATCGATTGTACTTGCGAGTCAATGTACGAAGACCTCGTGCAGGAAGCCGCAGAGTATCAAGGCAAAAAAGTAAAGCTGAACGATCCATTTCGTACGCCTGGTGGTCCTAGAAAGTTTTCTGTCTATGTCAAGAACGACAAGGGCAATGTAGTAAAAGTTAATTTCGGTGATCCTAATATGGAGATCAAGCGCGACGATCCCGGGCGAAGAAAAAGTTTTAGGGCTAGGCACAACTGTGACAATCCTGGTCCAAAGTGGAAAGCAAGATATTGGTCTTGCTATCAATGGCGTGGGGGCGCAAAAGTAGACAACTAAGTCTACATGCAAGATCGAATGGGAGCACTGAACTAAAATGGCTACTACAAAAGAACTTATCGAAGGACTCGATAACAAAATTGATAAGCATATCATTGATACTGCTGATCACGAAGCACGGATGGCGGCAATTGAAAAGCACATGGAGAAACTCACCGAAGCAGTCATTATGATTGCAAAGGTTGAAGAGAAGATCAATGTGCTAGAAGAGCGCCGTGAAGAACAGCACGAAAGAATAAATAGAATGTCGTTGAAAACCGACGGTATTGAAAAGAATGTTTCAGCCTTAGTTGAGAAAGTCAACTTTGGTATGAAAGTAAGCTGGCTAGTTATAGCTGTCTTTATTACGGCAATTGCCACACAATTAGGATTACCTACTTAACGGAGAAAGAAATGAACTCTGAATACATCAAAAGAATTACAGCCCTGTGGCAGGATGTCGTAGAAGGCAAGAAGAAGAAGGAGATGGATCCTGTCGGTAAAGCTGATGCTGACATCGACAACGATGGTGACGTTGATTCTTCTGATGAGTATCTGCACAAGCGTCGAAAAGCCATTGGTAAAGCCATGAAAAAAGAAGAGACCGATCAGATTGACGAACTGTCAAAGAAGACTCTCGGTTCATATGTAAAGAAAGCAACAAAGTCTGCGGTTGGCGCTACACGTGATATCGCAACCGGTAATAAGCCTGATGACGCTCATAGAACCAGCAACAAAAGAGCAAAGGGAATCAATACTGCTGTCAATAAGCTGACAAAAGAAGCTTCTGATATGGACACGAAAGAAGTCGATAAAGCACTCAGTCACGATTGCGCCAAGCACGTAACTTCAGAGCAATGGGGTTTCGGAGAGTGTATCTCTGGACAGCATACGCTCGTTGAAAACGAAGACGGCACTGCTACTGTCACTCACTATGACGTGATGTTTGAGCATGGCGTTGAGTTTGACGTTCCTGTCGAAGACCTTGACATTCTTGTGTCTGAGTCTCACAAGCACACTGCCAAGAAAAAGATGAAAGAGTCGAAGCAACCCAATCAATCTGGTTCTAAAGCAGAAACGATGAAAGACAAGCGCAAAGGCAAAGGTGCTGACGATATGGCGAAAGACCTTGATGCTGATAATCCTAATCTTGAAAAGGATGATGCGCAAGGTCACGAAGATGCGACTAAAGCTGGTCGTGCTGTAAAGGGTCAAGCACCTGCACGTCCTGGTGAAAAGCGCATGGGCGACATGAAGATCATTAATCCTGTTAAAGGTGCAGTGACATCTACTACTGGTAAGGAGGGCTAAATGGCTATCAAAACCCCACCTTGGGCTCCCAAGGGTACTGAACCAACTGCGAAGGGCTGGGTAGCTCCGAGCGGTGAGGTTATTAAGAAGCAGAAATTTACTGCTGAACAAATCGCTGAGTGGCATGGTGAAGAAGCAATGGCATCTGCACCAGCACCAGCACCCAAGCCTAAAGCAAAGCCTAAGAAGCAGACTTTGCACGAAGCACCTGTTGTCGAAACTGTGATCGACGAAGCGACTGAAGAATTTCATTATGGAGAAGATGACGGCGACGACGACCTAAAAGATATTGGTTAAGGAGCAGTCATGGCCGAAGAAAAAAAAGAAGAAGTAAAAGGCTACCATCCAGCAGACACTAACGGAGACGGACACGTCTCTGAAGAAGAACATGCGATGTATATGGAATTCAAGCGCAAAGAGCTTGAAGATGCGGATGCGATGCGAGATGCACAACGAAGTATGACATGGTTCGCCCTGTTTGGTCTATTGCTTTATCCATTTGCAGTTGTACTTGCAGATTGGGTAGGGTTAGACGGAGCGTCTAAAATTCTAGGCGACATGGCGGCTACGTACTTTGTTTCTGTTGCGGCTATTGTAGCGGCATTCTTTGGGGGTCAAGCGTACTCTGCTAAGAAATAAACGTAACTTTCGTTTTTAAAAGCCCGCCGATTGGCGGGTTTTTTTATATACATAAAAACATAGTCCATCTATCAACAAGGTAAAAATGCAACTATTTAATGAGATTACAGAAGAAAATTTTCTTCTATTTGCCGCGAAAAACTATTATAATCCTAGATGCATAGACGCAGAAGAACTCTATGAAGACCTTAAGAGATTCAAGTATCTGAAACGTCTGATCAAAAGATATCAAGATGGCGGCAAGCTGGCTGTGAACTTGATCATGAATCATCTTGTGGTTATTTTCAATGTGTTCGGCGTTGAAGCTGGCTTGAAAATGCTTGAATTCAAATTGACTAGCACAGACGATTTAGTTGTAGTCAAACCGTTTTTGATTTATTTGAACGCCATAACAAATGATAAATATACTGGCATACCAATGGACAATCACGTCATTGAAGAACTGAGGAAAATATAGTGTCACTAGCAACACGAGCAGGCGATATTTATTATTCGTTTCGATTTGTAAAACTGCTGACTACTCCATGGTCAGAAACAGACGCCTACAAACTAGGCATCATTGATGAAAACGGCAAGCGCGATAAGTCTGTCAAGTTAGACAACGACGAAAAGAAGACCGCTTACTCTACATTCATTCGTCTCGTATTTAATCTCAAAAGACTTCTAGAAAAGATTCCGGGCGGTAGAAATACGTTAGCATCATATGCCGCCGCACTTTTTCTGCTCAAAGAAAAGTACGAATTGTCAGACAAAAGTATTGACAAAATTTTAAAACAGTGTAAAATAGATCCGCTAGACTTAATGGCTGAGTCTTCTACGTGGTACGTATTAGAAGACGGGCAACTGTCACCAGGAGTGTATCGATTGCGAGAAGATCGTGTGACCTCATTAGATGTTGATGTCAACTCAAAAGACACTGTACGTGTTCTTCCTGAATCATATCCGATTGGTGAAATGCTCGGATTAGCTATATATGAAGTGACGCATATAAATACTAATCAACCTCTCTATGTGACTGTCGGAGAACTATACAAGTGAAGACGTTTAAGCAATTCAACGAAGAGCCTACCATGACTACTGGTCCTAAAGTAGCAGGCACTTCGCCAGGAGATCCCGCTGACTGGGTATACGGTAAGAAAAAGAAGCGTCGACCACTTACTCGTCATTACGTAGAGATTGCAGGCAAGTTTAAAAAGCAAGCAAAATGATTCGATTACTGCCCGTTCTGTTATTATCAGGATGTGCAGTTGGCTGGTCTCCGAGTCTAATCAGAGACGAACTGCCAAATGAGACTGTAGTGTATACTGTCAGTGTATCTGGCTCGTATCCAAAAGTGCAGTTTATGACCGCAGATGAGTGGAACGAATATAAAGAACTACCACCGTTTGCACAAGATAGAATGATGGAGTATTACAAACAACGTGAACAAGACAGAGAGCGTTGGACAGAACTTTTGAATTGTTGGATTCAGGTACCGCCTGATTTGGAGTGTAATTAAATGTTTGCATTGATTAAAATGCTACCCCTACTACTAGTCTTAGGTGGTGGCGCATATGGGTATCACACATATACTGTGAATGGATTAGAAAGCGAGATTGCGCAGAAAGAAGCCGCTATTGTTATTCTTGAAACAAATCAGCAGAAGTTGATTGAAGCAGAAGAAAAGAATCGCGCCGCGATAGAA